CTCTCCATGGCTACCGTTTGGAACGGGCCTAGGACTGCACGTCGCGCGGTCATTGAGTTCAAGCGGCCTTATGCCGTCCAGAACTCGACCACTACTCGTTACGAGACAACCGACGCGGTGGTGGCACGCCTCGAGATCACTATTCCGCAGGCCATTCCGGCTGCGGAGATCAACGAGAGCGTGTACCAATTCTTCAACTGTCTTGGCCTGTCGGCCGGCTTGTTGAAGCTTTCCGTCGCGGCGGGCTACGCTCCTCAGTAGCACCCCGGCAACCCTTTGAAGGATCGCCATGTCTTTAGCCTTTTTGACTGAGACCGCTCTCCAGTATTGGGAGCAACTAGACTGTCCTGTCTCCTTATCTCTGGCCATTATGGCCAGGGCGGGTGATTGGGCGGGTGTGATATCCAAGCAGGTATCACCGGATGACTATGCTTCATCTAAAGATTACGGACTCGCCAATGCGGCAGTCTGTTTTCTAAAGAAGAACCCTCACATTCCCTATCTTAGCGATTCTGACCGTAAGGTCAAGGCGCTTCAGATTTGGCGTGAGGGCGAAGCGCAGTGCTATCGTACTAACCAAAGATTGGCTGAGTATGAGGTTTCACCGCTTCAAAGCGGTGCGCCGGCTGAATTCCTCAGACGGGCTCGTAAGCAGCTGATCGAATGGTTGGGGTACGGGCCGAGCGATGACGAATTAAATCGTTGCGCAAGGCACGGTCCAGGTACGACGTTCTCTAGCTCTGTAGCTAACCCAACAGCTGCGGATAAATTCCAGGAGATCCCCACACTGACACATAGTGCCGTCTGGTTTCTTGCCGGGCTTGTCGGAACGCGTTGGGGCGAGTCTATTGCCTCCCGTTTCCGCGGTAGTTATGTCGATTGTCTTTCCTTCACTCGCGGTAACCGCCATACCTGCGTCCCTAAGGACGCGAAGGTGGATCGATCTATCGCGATTGAAGCCTCGATCAATGTTTACTTTCAACTCGCGGTTGGAACCGCGTTGAGAGATAGGCTGCGATCGAGTAGTGGTTGGGACCTCAATAAGGCCTCTGATACACACCGAAAGGTGTGCCAGCAGGCTCCCATTGATGGTCTATTCGCCACGTTAGACCTCTCGAATGCAAGTGATACCTTGAGCAAGTCCCTTGTCAGGATTTTGTTCGCACATACCCGCT